TCGGAGGGGGATGTAATAATATAGTATCTAGAGCAATTTCTTCTATAGTTGGAGGATTTTGTAATTGTCTGCAAGGTTCAATTTCTTTTATAGGAGGAGGACATAATAACCATATTTCAAATGGATCAGACCATGTTATAGTAGGAGGACAATCAAATACTGTAGCAGGTTATTATCAAAATTCTATAGTAGGAGGTTGTACAAATTCTATATCTAATTACCAAAGTTGGACATTTATTGGAGGGGGAAGATTAAATAGTGCTTACTTTGGTAGTGGTAATTTTATGGGAGCGGGATGTAATAATTGCATTTATAATGTTAATGCAGGTGGAATAGTCACAGGACGTTTTAATTGTATTGCTACTAGTTATAATGGTTATTTTTCTTTTATAGGAGGTGGGTGTTGTAATAGCATAAGTAATGGTTATCCTTACGGTGCTGGCGGTAATGCAATTCTAGCTGGGAGATGTAATAAAATACATGCAGGTACAAGTGGGGGTTATTCTACTAATGGTTTATACCAAAATATAATTGCAGGTGGATTTAAGAATTGCATTAGTGGTTCTAACCAAAACTTTATTGGAGCTGGTTGTTGTAATACTATAAAGGCACATCACGCATTTATAGGTGCGGGTACCGGAAGTATCATAGAAAACTGTTCAAATAATTCATCAATTCTTGCAGGATGTCAAAACACAATACAAAGTAATACCGCTAATGCAAACTTTAAAGCTACAAATAGTTCAATTTTAGGTGGCCATTGCAATAAAATATGTGCAGGGTCAGGATCTTTTGATGGAAATATGACTATTGCAGGTGGGTCTTTTAACTGTATTTATTGTTATCAACATGGTTCTAATATTGGAGGAGGTAAGTTTAATAGGATTTATAGCTTAGCTCTAAGTACTAATGGTTATTTACATAAAAATGGAAATGTAAGTAAACATAATGTTATAGGTGGAGGTTTTAGTAATTGTATAGCAGATAGTAATGGTAATTCCTCATTTAACTCAATATTAGGGGGAGCTAGTAACTTTATTTGTGTAAAACAAAATAATTCTGCAGCACCTTGGCAAACATCTAATGCTAATACTATAGTGGGTGGTGATAGTAATAAAATATGCACCTGTGCTGCATGTGGAAGATTTAACACGATAGTTGGTGGTGCATTTAACCGAATATCATGTGATGAAGCTAGTATAATTTCTGGTGGGGCAAATAATATTATAACGGGTTGTGCTTTAAGTTCTACTACTTACCAATCAGGAAATTTTATTGGAGCGGGCGTTTATAACAGAATATGTTGTAATTCTACTAGAAACTTTATAGGGGCTGGTTATAGTAACATAGTTTGTAGAGGTCATAATAGTAATATTGTTGGGGGTAGAAATAATCGTATCTGTTCTACATCAACGCTTCCAGAATTTAACAATATTTTAGGGGGTACTGAAAATGTAATGCTAGGTGGTGGTAAATGGAATTCTATTTTAGGAGGATGTCAGAATGTTATTTGTGGTGATGATGTTTGTTACAACGTAGCATTTGGATGTGATATCCGAATTGGATGTGGAGACAATTGTATATGTTATAATGCAGGATTTGGTCAAAACAACAATTTTTGTTGTCAAAGTAAATATAATATTATAGCAGGATGTGGTAACAATGCTGGTGGTGGAACTACTGCTAATGAAATGTTTGCAGGTGCAATATTTGGTGGGAATAATAAATCTTGTGCTTTCTATACTTTAATAGCTGGATATAATAACCAAATATGTTGTAACCATTCCTATAGTGCTATATTAGGAACATATGGTAAAAATAGTACAGCATGTAACACTACTTTTATGTGTAATGTTTGTGCATTTGGTTCATTAACTAAAGCAGGTGGCTCATTTAAAATTGATCATCCTAATCCATGTAAATCAGCTACACATAATTTACATCATAGTTTCGTTGAATCACCAACTGCTGGAGATAACTTATATAGATTTGAAGTTGAAATAGGAGAAGATCTAGAAGGTGAAATTATATTACCTGAATATTATAGATATTTAAATGAAAATTCTCAAGTATGGGTTAACCCAATGGATAGCTTAGGTAAAGCATTTGGTATAGTAAATTTAAGTGCCACTAAAGTAAAAATTACAACTTCAGACCCTGGTAAATATAACGTATTAGTTGTTGCAACTAGAAAAGATAAAGATGCTATTAAAATATGGAAAGGAGTTGAAACATTGAAAAATGAAGGAGAAATAACTAATTACAAAAATAATTTGAAATATAAAAAATAGCTTTATATATTTATAAATATGAAATCACACGAACCAAATTTTATTGTAGCAGGAGTAATGAAAGCAGGTACAACTGCGGCTGCTTTTAATCTTAATAAGCATTCTGAAATATACATGGTTACTACTTTTTGGAAAGATAAAATATTAAGTAGTGATCAATATAATTATTCTGCTCAAACAGGCTCTTGGGCTGGTAGTATGAAAGAAAAAGGTAATAAAGAAATGGATTACTTTAATTTAGATACTAATTATAACTTAACTGGATCATTTGACATATATAAATCATTTTTTCCAAGACGTTTAACAGCAAGAGGTGAATCATCTCCTAATTATTTTGGTTTAGATGAATCTTTAAATGGGGGTGCATCATCTCGTATAGCATCAGATTTACCAAATGCTAAAATCATTATTTTATTAAGGGATCCAATTAGAAGAGCTTATAGTCACTTTAACCATATTCAGACTAAAAATCCAACTTGGGGTTCTTATGCTTATAATAAATCTTTTGATACTGTTTCTAGATATTATTTTGGAACAAATATATTTCAAAGAAGTTTATATAAAGATAATTTATCTACTTGGTTAACGGATATAGGTTCAGATAAAATTTATGTAACATTGCAAGAAAGTATTGCTGCTAACCCATTAACTGAATATAATAAAATATGTACTTTTTTAGGAGTATCACCCTTTGATCCATCTCAGGGGTTTGATAAAATATTTGTAGGTGATTATTCTAGTGAAATAGAAACATCAACTGTAAATTATCTAAAACCAATGTTTAGAGATGATGTAGCAGCTATAAAGGATTTATATCCACACTTAGATTATAGTACTTGGTACGATTATTCTTAAAAATTATTATAATTAGTTATAATTTATGGTTCCAATAGAAATAAATGCAGTTACAGTTTGTATAAACTATTCCCATTACTTAAAGTATTGTATTTCAAATAGAAGATTTTTTAAAAGATGGGTTATTGTAACTCATGAAGATGATGAAGATACAATTAAACTTTGTAAAGATAATGATTTAGAATATATTTTATCTAAAAAAATATATGAAAGAACTTTTAATAAGGGGGCAGCTATAAATGAAGGTTTTGACTATATGGGTAAAGATGAAGAATGGTATTGTCATATAGATGCCGATGTTTTATTAAACGATGACTTCCCATCAACCTTTACCTCTACTCATATTACGGGTAAATTAAGACATACATATTTACAAAGAATTATAACTCATAAACACCAAATAGGAGAAGCACCTGTTGCTCTTTATTTATATACAATGGGTAGAATTAATCTTAATGGAGATGAAGATCTTGATGTTATTAATTTTAAAGAAGTATTTAAAAATAAAAGTCAAATAATTCAACAATGGTTAGGATGGGGGTATTTTCAATTATTTAATTTAAAAGCACTAAAAAAAGTATATAAAAATTTATACCAAGTATATCCTACTATGTCAAATAATGCAGGTACAGATGATTATGTTTTTAAACAATTATTCTATCAAGTAATATCTTTAAATACTCATTGCATTCATTTATCTCCAGAAAAAATAAATTGGGATGGAATTGGATAATATTTATAATAAAGTAAATTAAATGGAACATATTTTAAAAATTTATAGCCTCCAAAGAGTAGAATCAGATGGAGTAGTAAACTCAATAATGTATGGTTTAGAATCAAATCATAATAATCACACAGAAAGATATACTTCTACTTTAGCTATAACAGGTTCTTCTACAGATGAAGGTTTTATTTCTTTTGAAAATCTTACAGAAGATGTAGTTTTAGGGTGGATAACATCTTCAATAGATATCCCAGCTATTGAAGTGCAAAATTCTGCTTCTATAGCACAAATTGAATTTTCTTCAAGTAATCAAATAATAAAAAAAACAGGTGTTCCTTGGGATAACTAGGAAAATTTAAATTAGTTATGTATATTAACCTTATTATAAAATGTTATAAATGAATATTATATTTCAAATAGACGGAGGTCTAGGTAAAAGTATATTAGCAACTGCTATGACTAAAGTTATAAGAAAACGTTATAAAAATGCTAATATTATAATAGTAACAGCTCATACTGATGTTTTTTTAAATAATCCTTACATTAATGAAGTTTATCATTTTGATAACACAAATGGCTTTTATTTAAAATTTATAAAAGATCAGGATTGTAAAATATTTGTAGAAGATCCCTATAGACATAGTGATTTTATTTTAGATAAACCTAAATTATTACTTAAAACATGGTGTGAATTATTTGGTTTAAGGTATAATGGAGAACAACCCCAAATATACCTAACCCAACCAGAAATTGATTATTTTGCACCCTATTATAATACAGATAAACCTATATTAGCAATCCAACCAAATGGGGGACCAGCAGGGTTACCATATCAATATGCTTGGACAAGAGATATCCCAGAACCTACTATTTTAGAATTAATCGAACATTATAAAAACGATTACACAATTATTCATATTAAAAGAGAAGACCAAAAAATATACCCTGATACAATGCAGGCTTTAGATAATTATAGAAGTATTGCTATATTATTACAACTATCAAATAAAAGATTACTAATAGACAGTTTTGGACAACATTTAGCAGCATCACTAGATTTAAAATCTACAGTATGTTGGATAAGCACAAATCCCGAAGTATTTGGTTACAAATTACATGATAATATAAAGGCGAATCCTTTTACAAAAGAACCTAATTATCAAAATGCACAATATCAACCTTTTGGGTTATCAGAAAGCATTCATAATGTACCTTATAATGATTTAACTGATATATTTGATACAAATAAAATTATAGAATCTATAAATAACCAATAATGGAAAAAATATTCTTTCAATCTTCTTTACCTAGAGCAGGTAGTACATTATTACAAAATATTTTAGGACAAAATCCTGATTTTTATGTAACCCCTACTTCTGGGGTATTAGAACTTTTATTTGCTGCTCGTCAAAATTATACCTCGGATGCTGGTTTTACAGCTCAAGATCCTGAACTAATGAAAAAAGGATGGCTTAGTTTTTGTCGTCATGGGATGGAAGGATTTTTTAATGGTATCACAGATAAAAAATATATAATGGATAAATCTAGAGGATGGGGAATCCATTATGACTGGTTAAATTTATTTTACCCAAACCCTAAAATAGTTTGTATGGTTAGAGATTTAAGATCTATCTATGCTTCTATGGAAAAAAATTTTAGAAAAAACCAAGATAAAGATAGTGGTATAGTAAATTGGGCTGAATTAAAAAATACTACAACATCTAAAAGAGTTGATTTTTGGGCACAATCCCCTCCAGTTGGTATCGCTCTAGAAAGACTAAAACAAATGATGGATGAAGGAATAGATAAAAATATTTTATTTATTCGGTTTGAAGATCTAACTTTATATCCTCAAAGAGAATTAGATAAAATATATGATTTTTTTGAATTGGATAGATATAAACATGATTTCCAAAATATAAAACAAGTAACCCAAGAAGATGATACAGTACATGGTATTTTTGGAGACCATACAATTCGTAAAGAAATTAAACCTGTTCCTGAAATATATAATGAATATTTAGGTGAACAACTATCACAGAATATAATTAATACTTACCCTTGGTTTTACGAATATTTTAAATATAAAATTAATTAGAATAAAATTTTATCATATTTATAATAAATTATAATTTATATAAAATGCAACATACTTGGAAAATATACGACCTTAAAAGAAACATTGCTGATGGTGTAGTAATTGAAGTGACCTATGCATGTGAATCTGCTCATGAACAATCTGGAACTAGACAAATTGGTGATATTACATTATCAGGATCAGCAAGTGACTCAGGTTTTATAGCTTTTGATAGTCTTACTGAAGAAAAAGTTTTAGAATGGGTACATAGTAATGTAGATAAATCTTCTATTGAAACTTCTAACTCTGCTTCTATTGCACAAGCTATTGTAAGACAAGCTGCAAGAACTACAAAAAGAGGTACTCCTTGGGATTAATTAAAAATACCTAAATGTATTTTTATGATATTTCCTTCTAAAAAGACCATTTTTCTTTTACCTCCAAAGTGTGGTACTTCTTCTTTTGTTAGATTAATTAAAGATAATACATCTTTATTTGATGACCCCCTAACTACTGATAGGGGGAGACATAGTCTACTAGGAGTAGATAATTCTGTGTTGGAAAAAAATGGAGAAAATTTACAAGATTATAAAGTTTACCAAATTTGCAGAAACCCTCTTAATAGATTAGTATCTTCTTATTTATTTATTGATCAACAACATGAAACTAGAAAAAATCGTCCCCCAAGAAGAAGAATTAGAAATCCTAAACATATTAAAAGAGTAAGAAGACCACTTGAAGGGCTTAACTTTGTAGATGCTATGAAATTAACTTTACCCTTAGTTTCACATTACCCTACAACACCTGAATTTTTTAGATATAAAGATACCAAATTCTACAGAAAATACTTAAAGAATCACCCCCATTCATTTTTTAAAACAGCAGGGTTTAATTATTTTCAATTTTACATCCCACAATGTTTTTGGAATAATATAGATGCTAATATAACTTATCTTAAGTTAGAAGACTTACGAGAAGATAATTCTATACTATCAGAAATATTTGGAGAAAATCTACCAGCTTTTCCAACAGTAAATGAAGGAAGACCAATTAAAAAAAAACGACCTTATATAGAATATTATGATGAGGAATTAAAAAAATTACTAACAACAACATATTGGGAAGATTTTACTACTTTAGGTTATGATTTTCCTTAAAAATTATTAGGAAAAGTAAATTAAGTTTTGTATATTAGTCTTACTAAAAAGTTATAAATTATGATATATTGGTTTACGGGACAACCCGCTCATGGAAAAACAGTTTTAGCAAATTTGCTTAAAGAAAAACACCTACCTAATGCTTATAGAATTGATGGAGATGATATGAGAGAATTATTCTCAAATAAAGATTATTCTATTAAAGGTAGAGTTGAAAATGTAGGAACAGCACAACGCATTGCCCATTATTTACATAATCAGGGAGAAGATGTTATAGTATCTTTAGTAGCACCTTATTTAGATCAAAGAGAAGATTTTAAAGTATTATTAGGTGATAATATTAAAGAAATTTATGTTCATACATCAGAGGCAAGAGAACGTGATCATTGGAAAGCAATTGCGTATATTGGCCCTCAAGACAATTTTATCGATATAGATACTACAGACGATACACCTGAAGAATCATTACAAAAAATTATAGACCAAATTTAATGGAAAAGAAAAACACATATTTTGTAGATATAGATGGGACTATATTTAAATATCGTAAATTTGAAACATATGAAACTACAAAGGCTGAAGGGATAAAATCTACAATAGATTATTTAGACCAGGCGGTAAGTGAAGGGCATATGATTATTTTAACAACAGCTCGCCCTGAATATCTTAGAACACACACAGAAATAGAATTACATGAAAATTATGTTCCTTATGATAGATTAATTATGGGGATTGAAAGAGGACCTCGTTACTTAATTAACGATATGGATCCAAATAAACCCGGAGAACGGGCAATTGCAATAAATTTAGAAAGAGATGGCGGAATTAAAAGCTAAAGCAGATAAAGAAAGCTCAAGTACAGAAGTTAAATATTCATTTTTTGCTGGTAGATGGCAACCTTTACACAAAGGACATCTATGGTTAATTAATGAAAGACTTAAAGAAGGATATAATGTATGGTTAGGGATTAGAGATGTAAAACCAGATGAAAAAAATCCTTGGACAGCAGAACAAATACTAGAAATGGTAAAAGAAGGTGAATTAAAAGAACTTATTGAAGAGGGCAAAGTTTTACCTACTATCATCCCAGATATTGAATCTATTAATTATGGTAGAGGTGTAGGTTATGACATTATTGAACATGTACCACCAAAAGAAATTGGTGATATATCAGCAACTTCAATTAGAAATCAAATGAAAAAAGATGGTAAGTTATAAAAGACATATTGCTAAAACAATATCATGGAGAATTATAGGTACTTTAGATACTATGATAGTTTCATGGTTAATCACAGGTAATTGGAGATGGGGATTAGCAATTGGGGGTGTTGAAGTAGTTACTAAAATGGTATTATATTTTTTCCATGAAAGAATTTGGTATAAATTTAGTAAGTTTGGAATAAATAAAAAATAATTAATATGTATAATAAATTAAAACAATGAGTAAAAAAGAAAACATTAAGTTATCAGAAGAAGAATTAGAAATTCTTAGAGGTTATAATCAAAAACAAAACCAAATTACTTTTAATTTAGGTAATGTTGATATTCAAAAAGCTATTCTCGAAGGACAAAGGAACCAAATTTTAGAAAATTTAGCTAACTTACAAGAAGAATCTAATAAAACAGCTAAAGAACTACAGGACAAATATGGTGATGGTAACATTGATCTAGAAACTGGAGAGTTTATTGTGACAGAATAGGTTTTTGAAGTCTTTTTTAATATTTATAATAAAACAATATTAAAATAATATAATAAGATGGCAGAAACATTAATATCTCCAGGTGTATTAGCAAGAGAAAATGATCAATCATTTGTTACTCAACAACCACTTACTAGAGGTGCAGCTATTATAGGCCCAACAGTAAAAGGTCCAGTTGAAAAACCTACACTTGTTAGTTCATTTAGTTCATTTCAAACAATTTTTGGTGGGGCTTTAGAAAGTGGATCTACAGATTACACATATCTAACTTCTATAGCAGCTAATAACTATTTTTCACAAGGAGGTGAATCATTATTAGTAACCCGTGTTACTAGTGGTTCATTTACCCCAGCAACTTCTTCATTAATTGCAAATAATAATACAGTAACTGGAGGAGCAAAGGCAACAGGATCATTAACTATTGTTAATAGTTTTGGAGAAACAGTAGATGATGAATTTAGAATCCCAGTAGGAGGTACAACTTATAGATTTGTAGCTGCAGACCCAGCAGGAGGACTACCAGTTGATAATTCACCTGTATTCTTTTTAGCAACAGGTTCTTCAACTGCAACTTATATAGACAACTTAGTAGCTAAAATAGATGCTGTAAGTATTGGAGTAGATGCTACAGATAATACAACTGCCATAGAAATTACTTCTTCAGCTATAGGAACGTCTGGAAATAATATATCAGTTTTAACTGGTTCCTCAACTACATTTAGTACAGTATTAACTTTACAAGGAGGTGTTGCTGGAGCAGGTTCATCAAATGCTTTTGTTTTAGAAACTCTTTCTGAAGGAGAAATAATGAACACAGGGGATGTAGAAATAGGCAACGGAGCATTACAAACAGGATCAGCTGATAATGTTAGATGGGAAATTGCTAGTGTAAATACAGCCTCAGGAGTATTTTCATTACTAGTTAGACGTGGTAATGATAACAATAACCAAAAAGTAATATTAGAATCTTATAACAATATTTCATTAGACCCATTTTCACCAAATTATATTTCAAGAGCAATTGGAGATATAACTACTAATGTAGTAGTAGCATCAGATGGATCTGGAACTTACTTACAAGAATCAGGATCTTATCCTAATATTTCTAATTATGTAAGAGTAAAAGAAGTACTTAGTAATACACCTCATTATTTTAACAATGATGGAAGTGCAAAAGATGAATTTACTGGAAGCTTACCAATAGTAGCATCTGGTTCATTTGGAGATGCTGTAGGTTCAAACCTTAATGCTGAGGGAGCTAATAACTTTTATGAAAATATTAGTACACAAACACAAGGATTAGTTGGAGGTGATTATACAAATGCTATAAATTTATTAGCTAATCAAGATGATTATCAATATAATGTAATCTCAACACCGGGTTTAAATTTAACAAATCACGCTGCACAAGTTAATCTAGTAAAAAATAACACAATTGCTAGAGGAGATGCAATTTATGTAATGGATTTAGTTCCTTATAATACTGCACTTGGGACAGTACTTACTAAAGCAGGTGGTGTTGATAGCAGTTATGCAGCTGCATATTGGCCATGGTTACAAACTATTGATCCAAATACTGGATTATTAGTTTATGTACCAGCTTCAACTATGATCCCTGGAGTATATGCATTTACAGATGCTTCTTCAGACCCATGGTTTGCACCAGCAGGTATTACTAGAGGAGGATTAGGATCTGTAGTAAGAGCTGAAAGAAAATTAACATCTACAAATAGAGATAGTTTATACGAAGCAAATGTTAACCCAATTGCATCATTCCCACAACAAGGAGTAGTTGTATTTGGTCAAAAGACATTACAAAAAGCAGCTTCTGCATTAGATAGAGTAAATGTACGTAGATTGTTAATAGCTTTAAAAGATTATATTTCTCAAATTGCTGATAACTTAGTATTCGAACAAAATACAATTGCAACAAGACAAAATTTCTTAACACAAGTTAATCCATATTTAGAAAGTGTTCAACAACGTCAAGGATTGTATGCGTTTAAAGTAGTAATGGATGAAACTAATAACACACCAGATGTAATTGATAGAAATGAGTTAATTGGACAAATTTTCTTACAACCAACAAAAACAGCTGAATTTATTATATTAGATTTCAATGTATTACCAACTGGAGCAACGTTCCCAGCATAAAAATTTAAAAGATAAATATTTATAATAAAATAAGAAAATAAAATGGCAGTATTAAACCCAAACGAAATATTTTTCACAGCTTTCGAGCCAAAACAAAAGAATAGATTTATTTGTTTTGTAGATGGATTCCCAGCTTATATTATGAAAGGAGTTGGAGCTGTAACTGTATCACAAGGAACAGTACCTTTAAATCACATCAATGTTCAAAGATTTGTAAAAGGTAAAACAACTTGGGGTACTATTCAGTTCACATTATTTGACCCAATTACCCCTTCTGGTGCACAATCAGTAATGGAGTGGGTACGTTTACATCACGAATCAGTAACTGGTAGAGATGGTTATAGTGATTTCTATAAGAAAGATCTTACAATCAATGTATTAGGACCTGTAGGTGATATCGTATCCGAATGGATCATTAAAGGAGCTTTAATTACAGAAGCTAATTTTGGAGACTTTAACTGGGATACAGAAAATGCTGCCCAAGAAATTCAAATGACAGTTCAACCAGATTACTGTGTATTAAATTTCTAAAAATTTTACCCACCCCTAATTTGAAAAATTGCTTGGCTTCGGTCAAGCTTTTTTTTATCTTAATATTTATCAACAAAAAAACGTTTTAATTAAATAAAGATTATGGCCGAATTTAAATTCCCAACTGAAGAAATAGACTTGCCTTCTAAAGGTTTAGTTTATTCAAAAGAAAATCCTCTTTCAAGTGGTAAAGTAGAAATTAAGTATATGACTGCTAAAGAAGAAGATATTTTATCAAACCAAGCGTACATTGAAAATGGTACAGTATTAGATAAACTTCTAGATTCTGTAATTATTTCTAAAATAAATGCTAAAGATCTTATTATAGGAGACAAAAATGCAATTTTAATCGCTACACGAATTTTGGGATATGGAAGTGATTATAAAGTAAATATTAATGGATCACAACAAGAAATAGACCTATCAGAATTAGAAAACAAACCATTTGATGGTTCTACAATGATAGATGGTAAAAATGAATTTTCGTTTACTTTACCCCATAGTAATACTCCAATTACTTATAAAATTTTAGATGGGCATGATGAAGTTAAGATTGAAAGAGAATTAAAAGGACTTAAAAAATTAAATAAAAACTCCTCACCAGAAGCATCTACTAGATTAAAATATACATTAACTTCTGTTAATGGAGAAACTGAACCTAAAGCTATTAGAGAATTTGTTGATAATTATTTCTTAGCACGTGATGCTAGAGCATTTAGAGACCATTTAAGACAAACACAACCAGATGTAGATCTTAATGTTATTCTAGATTCGGGAGAGGAGGTAACCGTGCCCATTGGGCTTAGCTTTTTTTGGCCTGACTTCGGAGACAGCTCCTCAAATTAGATTAAGTATATTTAAACAAATCCATGAAATAGTTTTTCATGGAAAAGGTGGATACGATTACGCTACTATATATCATATGCCTTTATGGCTTCGTAAATTTACATTTAAAGAAATAAATGATTATTATGAAGCAGAACAAGCAGCTATTAAAAACGAACAATCCTCAGGAAAAACATCACTTGTAGATTCTGAAGGGAAAGTAAATGTTCCACAATTTCAACAAGCATCTAAAGATTATAAAGGTAAAAGCAGCTATAAATAGTTGCTTTTTTTCATATTTATAATAAAATACTTTTTTAATGCCTACTAACGAAGAATTAAAAAAAGGACAACAATTATTAAAAGACCAAGTTGATGAAGTTGGTTTTTTAGACAATGCCTTTAAATCTTTAGCTGCTACTATATCTACTACTTTAGAAGATGCTATCGACCAAATGAATGGTTTAGATACAGTAACTAAAAAAGTAGCACAATCTTACCAAAAAGATATAACCAATTCCATTAAAAAAACAACCACAGGTTTAGAGGAGACAATTGCACTTCAATTAAAAATTAAACAAGGTGTAAATGTAGAAGCAGATATCAAGAAAAAAATGGATGCTGCCGAGGTTAGAAGAGTAGCTACTCTTAAAAAAATTATGATGGTGGGTAAGGAACTAGGAGTCGACACTATGGAGATGAAAGTTCAATTAAAAGAGCAGTATGACCTTGAGATAAAAATGCTCAAAGCCATGGAAGAACAAAATGCTGCAAAACAAAAAGCAAAACCCCTATTTCAATTACTTCAAGAAAATGCTGGCGGCTTAGCGGATAAAATTGATAAATCAGGTACTTTATCTAAAATATTAAGTGGGGGAATAAAATCTGTTATTACTCCAATGAGAGTATTAGAATTAACAGTATTAGGAATACTTGATGCTTTAGCATCTGTTGATAAGTTGAATGGGGAATTAGCTAAAAATCTTAACATAAGCGTCTCTGAAGCATCTGATTTAACAAATGAATTATCAGAAGCTGCAAATAGATCAGGCGCTTTATCAATAACTACTAAAGGATTAGGTGAAGCTTTAATGGCCTCTAATGGTGAATTAGGTATATTTAATACAACTATTGATGATAACTTAATTTTATTTGAAAAACTCAATAAAACCGCGGGTTTAACTTATGATGAATTAAGTGGTATTAAATCTATTACAGATGCAACTGGAGGGGATTTAGAAACAAATACTAAAGAACTTTTAGCTCAAGCTAGATTAACGGGTCAAAGGCTTGGAGTAGCTTTAAATGAAAAAGACGTATTAAAAGATATTAGTCAAGTATCAAAAGCTACAACTTTATCATTAGGGATGAGTACAAAAGAACTAGCAAATGCTGTTTCAACTGCTAAAGCTTTAGGTATGGAATTAAGCAATGTAGAAGGCATTGCTGATAGTATACTTGATTTTGAATCATCAATTGAAAAAGAATTAGAAGCTGAATTATTATTAGGTAAAAATATTAATTTAGAAAAGGCAAGACAAGCAGCATTAAATAATGACTTAGCTACAGTCGCAGAGGAAATAGCTAAACAAGCAGGATCAGCAGCTGAGTTTGGCCAAATGAATAGAATTCAACAACAAGCATTAGCTGATGCAGTTGGTATGTCTAGAGAAGAATTAGCTAAATCTTTATTTATACAAGAACAAATTGGCAATCTTACAGGTGAAGAATATGAATTAAGGAAAGCGCAAATAGAAAAATTAGAAGCCCAAGGATTATCTCAGAAAGAAATTGCCAAACAATTAGGAAAAGAAAGTATAAATGATTTAAAAGCCCAAGCAAGTGTACAGGAAAATTTAAATAAAGGAGTTAAAAAATTAAAAGAACTATTTGTTAGTATAGCAGGGCCTTTAATGCAAATTATTACACCTATAATAGATATTTTAGTACCCGCTATTGGATATTTAGCTACAACTTTTGAAGTATTAGCAGTTCCCTTAAGATTTGTAGCGGATATTTTTGGAGAAATAATTGAATATATTTCTTCCTCACTTCCTTTAATGAATGCTTTAATAGCTGGAGCTACAACTTATTTATATTTAAAAAACCAAACTTTCTTAAAAGAAAAAGCATCAGCTGCTGTAGCATTATTAAAATTGGGTTATGACAATACTAGTTTAATAATAGGAAATGCTATTAATGCTATTAAAACCAAAGGTTTATTAAAAGCAATTGCCGATATGGCAATGACCGCATTTACTTCTGTAGCAAAAATTCCATTTATAGGACCAGTTTTAGGTATTGCGGCTGCTGCAGCAGCAGCCACCTTAGGATATCAATATCTTTCAAAAGGTAATGATATAATGTCTCCAGGATCAAATTCATCTGGGTATGGTAATAGAACATTATTTGGACCAGAAGGTGCTATTGCATTAAATAATAAAGATACAGTTATAGCAGGTACAAATTTATTCCGTAAAGGAGATGATGTTCTATCTTCCCCAGCAGGAGCATTATCAATGCCAGATAATTCTGAATCAAAAAGAACAAATGAGTTATTAGAAGCACTAATGAAAAAACCAGCACCTGTAGTACAAATGGATTCAGTTGAAGTAGGTACGGTAGCTGGTATGAGTGCATTCTCTATACAATAATAATATTTATAATAAATGTTTAACTATTAAAATTTAAAATTATGCCTTTACTTAAAAAATTAGAAACAGAAGGATCTACATTAACACCTTTAACAGGTAACCAACCAAAGTCTTCATTGACAGATGGTTCTACAATTCCAGTTAATAATACATTCTCAAAAGGAACGTATGTTGATTATGTTTCTGAAGCACCAAGAGCAGTAGATACTACAGGTAACGTACAATAATCTATAATTGTCTAGATTATTAACAATAAGGACGGATTTATCCGAATATAAAGCTCCACAATACGGATATGATAGACTTGGAGCTGGTTCTCGCAATACTAATGCGAGTGGCCAACCCTATGAATTAAAAACAACACCTAAAAGATCATTTAGTGATAGAGATTTTGGCTTAGATTCTTCTGGACTCTTAGAAGGTGCAGATTTTCTTTTAAGAGGAGGATCATTACTTCCAGGGGCATTAGCACAAGATGTTTCTAGGTTAACTAAAATGATGACTGATTTAAAATCACCAAATGGTCTTTTGTTTACAATTAAACAAAATGCACTTTCTAGATCTGGGGTCAATATTAAAGCTCAAGGTGCATTTAATTTAAAGATAACTGGAGATCCTAATAGATTAGCGTTAAATAACGGTATTTACTTGCCAACCTCTACATTACTACAGGCTGCGGTAAACCCATTAGGAGGGCATTTACTTAAACAAGGAATTAATCCTTTTGCTGAAACAAATAATGTAAATCAAGGAAATGTTTTTTCAACTGGGTTTGGTATTTCACTCCCTTTATCCAATCCTATTTATTTAGATACAATAGCTCAATTTGAAAGACAAAATAATGTAAATTCAAGTAGATTAATTCAATTTTTAGATAGTAAAATTAATTCTAATTTAGGGGATCAAGTAAATTTATATAATTATTCTGGTGGCCCTGGTTCAACATTAGGAGTTGGAAAAACTAATATCCTTATGTCAAGGGATAGAACTGGGCGTAATAATCCTAGTTTAACTAATTCTAACTTTTTTGCTACTGAAGTTGATTTTGGATACTTTGATTATTCTGTATTTAAAAGACGTTCAGTTAATTTCCAAGGAGCTAAAATTTTCAATGGTAAAAATGTAAGCGCTATCTATGAAGATTTAACAGGAATTAATGTTATAGAAGATCAATATAAAACAGATAATTTAGATACAGGAGCATTAAGATTATTTTCAACAAATGTTTTCCAACCAGGTACCTTCAATCCACAAGCCCCAGAAAACGTACTAGGATTAGGTACAACTATGGATTATAACCAAATACAAAATGCTTATAGTGGTTCTAATCAAAATTTAAGCAATGGAAGTACTAATAATGTATATAATAGATCGACTATTCTTCAAGATTTTAGATTACAAAGAAAGAAAAACCCGGGAATTATATCATTAGATTATACAGATCAAAGTTCTAGATTAGAGGGTAGAGTAAATTTAGGAGATCCTGGTAATAAAACAATACCAAGAACAAGGTATGTAACAGGTACGGGTGAAGCTTTAGATAAAATTACAGCTTTACCTTTATATAGATCTAAAGATGTTGATAAAAGCAAACCCATAAATGATTTATGTAAATTTAGAATAGGAATAATAGATAATGATGATCCTTCTTTTAAAACTTATATTCATTTTAGAGCATTTTTAGATAATTTTAGTGATAGTTATAGTGCTGAATGGGTAGCTGATAATTTTGCTGGTAGAGCAGAACAACTTTACAAATATCAGGGTTTTGATAGAAGTATTAATTTAGGTTGGACAGTAGCAGCTCAGTCTAAAGAGGAATTAATGCCAATGTATCGTAAATTAAATTATTTAGCTTCTTCATGTGCCCCATCTTACTCAGATGATGGGTATATGAGAGGAAACTTAATAGAATTAACAGTAGGAGGTTATCTTTATAAACAAGTTGGAATAATGCAAGGAATTTCATATGATGTACCACAAGAATCTCCATGGGAAATAGCAATTGGGGATAACGTAACAGCTGCCCAAAACGCAGTGGGCCAAGCATTTAATGGAGTTAATTTAGGACAACCTATTCAAGCAGATAATACTGTTAAAGAATTACCAATGATAATAAAAGTATCAGGATTTAAATTTATACCTATTCATAGTTTTGTCCCTTCCATACAAGAAAATTTATATGGAGATAGCGACACAGATAATACAGGGAAAGTAACTACTTATGGAGATCAAAGGTATATTGCTTTAACAAATAATTTTTCTAACAATTATACAGATTTTGTAAATGAGTAGATATTCTGACATAGCAACTCTTCGTACAGTAGGTGGAAAAAGGTATAAAGCTACAACAAACTACCCTGATATTCCTATTGATTTTTCTGATATCTACGTTTACACAGATGAAGGAGATAGATTTGACATTTTAGCCCAAACTTATTATAGTGATTCTAGTTTGTGGTGGGTTATATCAACAGCTAACCCCCATTTACCACAAAATTCAATTTTTCCACCTATAGGAGTTCAAATTAGAATCCCAAATAATATAGGAGAAATAATACTTGAATATAATAGATTAAATGGAATTTAATTATGGCTGGGAATTTAATAGGAGAACCAATTAATGAAGAAATTTTAAAACAAATAGACCTAAGGCAAAAAATGCATGGGTCTGGGTATAATGCTTCTTCTATTAGTAGAGATCCTAAAGTATTAAATTATTTGAATAATAGAAATGCTTGGATAAAAATGGCATCTAGTGTTTCTATTTCTGGCTCTTTTGGAGAAGACAGACTAAAAGATTTACAATCTCAAGAATCGGGTTATATTACTGAAAGTGATTTTGAAAGCTTAAAAGGAACAGGTTTAGCTAAAAAGGGTGTATTATTTAATACAATTCAAACTTCAAATAGAACACAAGATGGAAAAAATGCAGGATTTACCCCCAGAAGTGGAGTGAGAAAAGATAGCTTATTTGCTAATTCTCAAGGTAAAATGTATGGCGGATTAGGAGGAAATTCAAAAGGTCTCCAACCTGTAGGAGGAATTACAGATATATCAGTAAAAAGTGTTAATAGGGGCTCTATTAAAAAAGCAACAGTAAATTTAAAAGTATATAACAAATTTCAGTTTACAATAATTGAAACCCTTTATTTAAGGTTAGGTTATATGATGATGTTAGAATGGGGTTGGGATAAATATATTGAAGACATTGATGTGTCTACTTCACCTCCTAATGTTAAAGTTAAGGATACACAATCTACTATTATAGAAAATAGTTGGTTTAATGGTCAATCTTATACTCAAAGACAAATGTTAAATAAAATTTCATTTTATCAAAATAAGTATAAGGGAAACTATGGAGGGTTTTTTGGTAAAGTTTCTAATTTTTCATGGACATTAAATAACGATCTTAGCTATAGTATTAAAATAGACTTAATATCTATAGGAAGTATTATAGAATCTTTAAAAGCCAATATTCCTGCTAAACCACTAACTTCAAATGAAGCAAAAAATCTAAAGAAAAAAATAGAAACTAGACTTAGTAGTACTTTTGATGGTTATGAAGAATCAGAAGATAGTTCTATAATTGATAGTTTATCAAGCAATTTATTATCACAATGGGTTGGGCTTACTATAGCCGATTTTCCTTTTAGTAATAAAAATTATTTATATTTACCTAATATAATAGGAGATAATTTGAAATTACTTAGACCATTAATACCACCTACATCTAGATATTATGTAAAACTTCGTACATTTTTGCAAAAATTACAAACTTTAATTATAGGAGAATATGTAAATGGCAACGCTAAAGGAGAATTATTGCAAATAGATTATTCTGATAATAACATTTGTAATTATGTTTATAATTTATTTCCCCTAAGTATAGATAAGGCTTTTTTTTCATTTATGTTTGATTCTAATTTTGAAAAAAAATTTACACAATCCCCATCCTCATATAATCCTACTAAAATAAAAAATACTACTTACGCATTTGCATATCAAGTAGATGGCAATCCAGAAGTAGTAGCTGGATCGTTGATGAACATGTATATAAATTTAGATTTTATCAGTAAGGCATTAAATGATAGCACAGATGATGAAGGTAATTTAAGTGTATTTGATTTTTTGAAAAATATATGTGATGGAATAAATGAATGTACTGGAGGGGTTACTAACCTAGAGCCTGCAATAAAAGAAGATAATACTATATATTTTTTAGAACAAAACCCAATTAAAGGATTTGATTCAACTAAATCCCCATCTAAAGAATATCCTTTAGAAATTTTTGGTTATAACTCAAATGGTTCTTCTACCTTTGTTAAAGATTTTAAATTTCAAACTAAAATCACTCCCAAATTAATGTCAATGATAACAGTATCTAAGACTGCTGAAGGATCTTCTACTAAAAATATTGATGCTATCCCTTATAAAAATTGGAATAAGGGTCTTATAGATAGATTTGAAGAAAAGTTTGTAGATCCTCCAACAACTACAGATACAAATTTAACCCCTCAAGAAATAAATAGAAAAAAAATAAAAGATGCTTTTTTATGGGATTTAGAAAACATTAACTCTAGGGAAAGTCAATTAGATTATGATTCTTACGGGGTAACAAACAATTATGATTGGAAATGGGAAGGAACTAACATATTTAATATATACATACCAGGAGATGAAGCCCAAGGCCCAGCTGAGGATTTAGCAAACCCTCAAAGATTAGCTGCTTTATTAGATGAAGTAGTAAGAAGAGTAGAAGTTCTTCAAAGTAGAAGAAGATTAGCTGCAAATCAAATAGGTAGAGAACTTGTACACACAAGCAATTTTAATAATTCGTATGGAGGTTATTTACAACATGTTGTTCGAGCTTGGGGAGGTGACACTGGATTAGCAACTTTTGTCCAATATAGAGATGAAGGTGGAGGTGGACTTTTGAAAGATAATATAATCGAATATACTAAAAAAATAATCCCACCAAAAGATGCTATGTTTTGGTATAGTAATTATTCTGGAGAAGTTGCGGATGTAAACACAGGGGATTTTTTAAAAGTTGGACAACAAACTTTTAGAAGTTATATTCAACAATTAAATCTTTTAGAATTTGAAAAAAGAGGAGTTAATTCTAGTTTAAGTGGATTTATTCCTGTTGAATTAGGTCTTACTATGGAAGGGATTAGTGGTATAAAAATTTATAATAAAATTTCAATAAACCAAAAATTCCTCCCTTCTTCATACCCTAGTGCTTTAAAATTTATTATTAAAGGAGTTGATCATAAAATTAGTAATAATATTTGGGAAACGAATATCACAACAATATCAACAACCCCAACAGAAAATACCCCCTCAGTTGTTAAGGATAATAGTAAGGCATCACCATTACCTACTAACACTTCAACATCATCTACTACTTCTACTTCAAGTGGAAATGTAGTAAGTTCTTATCCTGAATTACCACTTATTGATCCTCCCCCAACAACTAATCTACTTCCTTATCAAGAAGCAGTTCAAACCTTGAATTCAATTACTACCCCTAATATAGCAAAAGCAGTATTTGCAGTTTTATTTGCAGAAGCAAGCAAAAAAGGACAGGCATTTAGTTCAGCAGGTGGGTTTAATTATGCTGGGGTTCAAACAGATGTTAGAAGTGGTGGAAAAGCTATTAGATGGGGTGCTAGCCAATACATTACAGCTAGATATGTAAGAAAAGATGCTGAGAGACTAAGAGAGTTTGCTGTTTTTGAAAATAATAAAGCTTTTTTAGAATTTATGGTAAATAGAATAACATCTAAAGGATTTAATGGAGATAATGGAGACAGTTGGACTACTACTTATATAAATAAATGGTGGAGCCCAGCTAAAAAAGCAGAATTTACTAAAGGAACAACCACATACAATAATAAATTATCTATTTATAATTCATCTCTAAAAAGATATGATCAATACTCTTAATAATGTTTTATCCTAAATCACAAATAAAAACTAATTTATACACCAATGGTGGGGAATATGTTTATGCTAGTGATAATAAACCATACATAGGAGATTATTTTATAGTAGGTGATGGAACTGTATACACGGGTAGAAACCCAAATGATAAACCAAACAATTTATTAATTCTAAATAAAGTAAGCGAAATAACTCCTTCAAGATCGGGATCAGAATTTAAACCCCAATCTTATTATTTAGTTGATGATTATTACTATTATGCTAAGGGTGAGGATACAATCCCTCCCCCAACATCCTTACCTATTCAAATATTCCCTGTCCCAACAGAGGAAGAATATAATATAGGAGAAATTCAAAGATATTTTGTAAAAAAAATAAATGAAAATAAATATATTGAAGTTAGTAAGGATGAATATGAAAGATACGAAAATCAAGATATAAATGTTAGTTATCAACAATATTCCCCATTTACTTTTCCTTGGGTAATAACAGGTAAAAGGGCCAACGCTTACACAGTAAATAAAAATACTGTAAAAAGAGTAGAAACTGAAAACCAAATCCAAGGTTTATCATCTTACTTTAAAAATAAATATGATCAATTATTTAAATATTCTGATAATGAAAATTTATACACAGATGGAACTGAATTTAGAAGCTCACTAACTGGAAAACCTTATATAGGATTTTACCATATCCACCCAGATAAGGGACCAATGGAAGGACCCCAGCATATTGATGAACCTCATGGATATTTAATTCCTATTTCTAAAACTTATGAGTATGAAACTACTAGTTCTAGTTATGTAACCTAATCTTGGTATGAAT